GAGACCAACTACGCTCAGTCGGTTATGTCTGGTATCGCTGGTTATTTCGACCGTTATCCGCGTATCCCATACGGTCGTGCTACCTCATACACCGAGAAGAATCTCGAAAAGTTTGCGCTTTGCTATCCTTACCTTCGTAAGCTGAATCAACAATTCAAGGAACTAATCCCCGGAAGATGGAAGGCTCAACGTAATGAAGCTGACAAGCTCGATCCTAGATTTCTTATTGATGACACTGTCTTTACTACTCTTACTGTCAATCATAATTGGCGTACAGCCTGCCATCGCGATGCTGGCGATCTCACTGTTGGTTTCAGCAATATTTGTGGAGTCACTGGACCGGAAGGTATGGGATGGAAAGGTGGTCAGTTCATTCTTCCTGAGTATCGGATTGCTATCAATCTTCAACCTGGCGATATGCTTCTGGTTAACAATCATGCAGGTATTCACGGCAATGATGAGCTGATCGGCGACGACAATGATCGTATGACCATCGTTGCTTATTTCCGAGAGAAGATGACTGATCTGAAGGCTTGGGATTACGAGCAGCTTCGTAAGCAATACATCGAAGAACGTCGTGCTAATCGTGATCATAAGTATTATCGTCCGCTCTGGAATGGTGTCTCGCCCTCTATGTGGGAAGAACAAGAATGGCATGACTATATGAAGAAGCACAATATGCAGGATCCATACGGCAAGACAACTTCCAGTCTGGATGCTTTTTTCTGAAAGGTTTGATATGATTGATTATAAGATTGCGATTCCCAGCTACAAACGACCTGAGACTATCAAGAAGAAGACTCTGAAGGTTCTGGAGGGTCATAATATTCCTCCAGAAAAAATTAACATCTTCGTTGCCAATGAAGAAGAGTTCGAGATTTACAGTAAGTCTCTAAAGGATACGCCACACAATAAGATTGTTCTTGGTGTTCCTACGATCGGAGCGCAACGAAACTTCATCGAGCGTTGGTATCCTGAAGGAACCAAGCTTATGATGTTTGATGATGACGTTGAGGAAGTGCAGCGTAAAATCAGCGAACAAAAGCTTGGACCAATTGATGATCTGTACCAGGAAATCATCAAGCGTGGTTTTGATGAGTGTGAAAATATTGGTTCTAAAACATTTGGTATCTATGCAGCCTCTAATGCCTACTTCATGAAGGATCGTGTCTACACCAAGCTTTGTTATATCATTGCATCGATGTTTGGTGTTGTTGTTGAACATCATGATGACCTGCAGAGGGTTACGAATCACGGCGAAGACTATGAGTACTCGATTCGTCAGTACATTCGCAATGGCGTTCTCTGCCGTTTCGACAACTATACTGTGAAGTCTAATTATTACAAAGAAGATGGTGGTCTGCAGACTATCAGAACCAAGGAATACGTTCACGAATCAATTTCTAAGATCGCCGAAATGTTCCCTGAATATTGCACCATGTATATTCGTGAAACTACAGGCAATGCCGAGCTTCGTCTGAAGGATACTCGTAAGGAAGCTGGAGCTAGTATTGAAAGTTTCTTTTTATGAGCAAAATTGACTATAAGTACGACGAAGGGTTGATCCTTCAAGATTTTCTTGCCTATATAGATAAGACGTACGGTGAGCACTACAAAGTATCTGACAACATTGAGTGTTTTGATGCTTGGATCGCATTAGGCGATGCCACCACTACTTTCCGAGACACAGCAATAAAATATTTATGGCGCTACGGAAAGAAAAACGGAAACAACAAAGCCGACCTAACAAAAGCTATGCATTACATCTTACTGATGATGTATAATGATCACTACAAACAAAAGGATTAGATCATGGAAATCTCAATTGAAATTGAAGAACTTCGTAAGCGTAAGCTGTTTCTTGCGGCTCCCATGTATGGTGGGCAATGCGCTGGTATGTTTGCTAAGTCAGTAGCAGACTTGTCGTCTATCTGCACCTCGAACGGTATCGAGCTACGCTCTTACTTCCTGTTCAACGAGTCACTCATCACTCGCGCGCGAAACTACTGCGTTGATGAGTTTATGCGTTCTGACTGCACTCATATGATGTTCATTGACTCAGACATCGGATTTGATCCGCGTGACGTTCTTGCGATGCTTGCGTTACAGGGTGATGATACAGAATACGACGTTCTTGCCGGTCCGTATCCTAAGAAGTGCATCAGCTGGGAAAAGATCAAGCTTGCTGTTGACAAGGGTGTTGCTTACGGAGATCCGAACGTTCTTGAAAAGTATGTTGGTGATTTCGTATTCAACCCGAAGGGTGGTGGCGGAAACATTCGTATTGATCAGCCAGTTGAGGTTATGGAAGTTGGTACAGGCTTCATGATGACTCGTCGTTCTGCCTTCGAGAGATTTGAAAAGGCATTTCCACAATACAGTTACAAGCCTGACCATGTCCGCACCGAAGCTTTTGACGGTTCGCGTGAGATTATGCAGTTCTTTCAGGCTGAGATCGATCCGGTTTCTAAGCGTTATCTTTCGGAAGACTATTGGTTCTGTCAGAAGATGATTGAGATTGGCGGTAAGATTTGGTATTGCCCATGGATGAAGCTGCAGCACGTAGGTTCTTACATCTTCGGCGGTTCTCTTATTGATCTTGCTTCTATCGGAGCGCCTGCAACAGCTGACCCAAGTCAGTTGGGTAAGAACAAGAAAAAGTCTTGACTTTTCCCAAGTTTAGCTTTATAATGACGTTACTATGATATTAAACATGGAGATATATAATGAAACTTAGTGCTAAGACTATCAATGTTTTCAAGAACTTTTCGACGATCAACACTTCGATCGTCCTGAAGCCTGGGAATTTGGTCGCTACCATTTCCCCGAACAAGACCATTATGGCGAGGGCGACTTTACCAGATGAGTTCCCCGAAGTTACCGGTATATTCGAGCTGAATCGTTTTATTGGAGCGTTGTCTATGTTTGAAAATCCGGAGGTTGAATTCGGCGTTCAAACTATTGCGATTCATTCCAATAATCAGTTTATGAATTACCCTTTCTGCGAAGTTTCCAACATCATGGTTCCTCCTGAGAAGGAAATCAAGCTTCCTTCCGTGGATGCTGAGTTCAATCTCAGCAACAAGGATATTCAAAGCGTAATGAAGGGTTTGGGCGTTCTAAACCTTCCGGAAATTGCTGTTATTGGTGATGGTGTGAATATGTATCTTTGTGCCATCGACTCCAAGTCTGGTTCGTCTGGCGAATATAAGATCTCTGTTGGTGAAACAGATAAGGCATTCCGCGCTATCTTCCGCCCTGAGAATATGAAGATTATGGATGGCGACTATCAGGTTCAGATTTCTTCTAAGGGCATCTCTAAGTTTGTCGGTCTCGAAGCGACTTACTGGATTGCTGTAGAAGCCTCTAGCAATTTTTGATGCATATCGGGGAGGGCATAAATCCTCCCCGATTTATGCATAAATCGACGGAAAGAATTTTATGCGTTGGGCTCGTTCTGGTGTTATCCCGGTTATCACCGCGAAAACAGCTGTTAACTTAAACGAATCAACTTTGTTTGGCAAGAAGGGTCTTAGGGTCAAATATTGCACAAACAAAACCTGCTGGACATTACAGCCTCAAGTCTATTCCAATTTCTACAGGCAGTCAGGTCTTCAAAATATGCCAGCAGAACATATACAAGCTAAAGATCTAGAAGGATTTTGTAAGATTTGTTTCGATGAAAGGAAACGTACAAGGCATTCGCGATTGAATAAACAGCCGACTTCAACACTTTCCAATTTTCTATGCGAAGGAAACTGATAATGCTTGAACAATTCCTCTGGGTCGAAAAATATCGTCCTAAGAAGATCGAAGAGACTATTTTACCAGCGGACCTGAAGCAGACGTTTCAGCAGTTCGTTGATCAAAAGAACGTTCCTAATCTTATCCTTTCTGGTTCTGCCGGAGTTGGTAAGACCACTGTCGCTCGAGCCATGCTTGAAGAGCTCGGCTGCGATTATATCGTGATCAATGGATCTATGAATGGCAACATTGATACGCTCCGTAACGATATCCTCAACTTCGCCTCAGCTGTTTCAATGACTGGTGGAAGAAAGTATGTCATCCTTGATGAGGCTGACTATCTGAATCAAAACTCAACCCAGCCAGCCCTCCGTAACTTCATGGAGGAATTCTCTAAGAACTGTGGGTTCATTCTGACCTGCAACTTCAAGAACCGTATCATCAAGCCTCTTCATTCTCGGTGCTCTGTCATCGATTTTAAGATCGGTAAAAAGGATATGGCGAAGCTCGCTGTTCAGTTCCTGAAGCGCACCGAGTGCATTCTCAAGAACGAGAACGTTGAGTACGAAAAGGTTGTGGTGGTTTCCGTAATTGAATCTTTCTTCCCGGATTGGCGTCGAGTTCTCAACGAGCTTCAACGCTACTCAGCCCTGGGTAAGATTGACAGCGGTATCCTGAGCAGCTTTCAGAATGTCTCAATGCAGGAGTTGTTTGCTGCCTGCAAGGCGAAGAAGTTTGAAGACGTTCGTAAGTGGGTTCACGATAACTCGGATCAGGATCAGAACACCATCTTTCGTTCTGTTTACGAAGCATCCGATGCCTATGTCGCCAAGAAGACTATCCCACTCTTGGTTTTGAAGATCGCCGACTATCAATATAAGGCAGCCTTCGTTGTCGATCAGGAAATCAACCTCCTGGCATTCTTCGTCGAGCTGATGATGGAACTTGAATGGCAGTAAAGCCTAAAAAGAAGGAGCCTTCAGACAAGGAGACTCTTTCAACTCTCTTCGGTCAGATTGAGATCAAACCCGAAGTTGAAGAGGAAAAATGGGGAACAGGCACTAACATCTGGTCCTTCGTCAACTCCATCTCAGAGGAAAAGAGCTATCTCTTTGACGATGAAACTGCCAAGGAGTACACACCATTCACCATCAATCGTGCGTTCTCTATCCATATTGATACGCTGCATCATGCTTCGCTTATGAACCAGTGTTACAATCTTGAAAAGAAGATGCAGCATGACTATCTTTTCTACGCGCTTCCTAAGAAGGTTCGCCGTAAGAAGTGGCTGAAGAAGAGCGATGAGGAGAAGCGAGAAATCAAGCTTCTTGAAGATGTGGCTGAGGTGATAGGCTACAACTTCAATAAGACCAGAGCATTTTGGAAGGTTCTGTCAGAAGATCAGCGTAAAGAGTTCCTCGCAAAGTATGTTTACCTGGAAACAAAAGACTTGAAGCTGAAAAGAAAGTAATTACCTAAATAAAAGCAAAAACTGCTTTTGTGAGGTAACTTATGACTTTGTTAGATACATTATTGGAGGTGAACATAGCTGAAGAAGAAGATTTCCTAAAGATTAAGGAAACTCTTACTCGTATCGGCGTTGCCTCCAAGAAAGAAAAGAAACTGTACCAGTCCTGTCACATCCTACACAAACGTGGCAAATACTACATCGTTCACTTCAAAGAGTTGTTTTTGTTAGATGGAAAGCAGTCCGACTTCAGTGATGAAGATAAGGGACGCAGAAACTCCATAGCAAATCTTCTTCAAGAATGGAACTTGGTTAAGATTGTGCATAATGAAAGATTCGAAGAGCCAATGGCTCCTATGAGTCATATTAAGATTTTACCACACAAAGAAAAGTCAGAATGGATTTTAGAGTCCAAGTACTCTATTGGAAAGCGAAAAAACAATGTTAAAGTGGCTGAAACCTAAACCCATCATCCTAAGATCAGAGGAGCTTCAGCAAGTCACCGAGCTTCTTTTTCCGCCTCTTGAAACAGTTGAAAGAGACGAGGGTTTGGTGATTCAGGTGGATTATTCTGTAGACAGCAATCTACAATCCGCTCTGTATGATCTTGAAGAAGGGAACAACGATAAGGTTGTTCAGAACACAATCAGAAAGGCGATTGATCAGCTGATTGAGGTTCGTAAGATACTAAGAGCTTATCCCCATCTAGATGAACGTGCCAAGTACGTCATCGTTGACACGCCAGACCAAAACAAAAAAGAGGTGGAAGCCGAATAAGCTTCCACCTCTCATCATTTCTGCATTAGTGTAGCAATATTAACCTAGCGTATCATTCCCCTTCAGCATCCTTTATCAGCCATTCAGCCAGCTCGCGAGCTGATCTGAACGCTTCTTCGGCTAAAATATTACCGTGACACGTCGCGTAAACTTCGCGATCCGGACCGAACATCTGAAAAAGCTTTTGCTGTCCAGCTGTAGCATTCCAGTCCGGGTGGGTATTTTCAACCCGCATCCGCGAAAGAACAGGCGCGGATAAAATTTTATTGTGATGATAATAGATTACATCGCCAAGTTCAAACTTGAACATCAGATTTTCTCCTCTCAATTCTTGCAGCAGGTGACCCGTGCCACCTTCTGCCAGTTAGCCGCACCCTTGCGGCGGATCGCACCAATCTTCAGTGCCATGCGCAGGGAAAGCTCGCGCAGGCGGTCCTGGTTGTCCTCAATGAAGTCAACCACATCAAGCTGCGCTTCATCGGTAAGACCGATGTTACGCAGAAGACCATGACGAATCACCTGACGAATGCGGATCAGGTAGTCACGCTTGGTCTTCATCGCCAAATCCATGTAGTGCGCACGAGAAACCAGAGCCTGCAGGTGCGGAGCAAGCTTGCTGCCACGCTCGATCATCGCGTCAAAATCATAGTTGGTGATGAAGATAATCGTACCTTCAAACTGGAAGCTCTTGGGCAGGCGCTCGGCAGTCTCTTCGTCAATAAGAGTGCCTTCGGTGATGTAAGAAATCACGCGACGCTCGCTGGTATCACAAGCTGCCTTCAGCAGATTGACAGCAGTGTCATCAAGGAACACCTCATCGGCGTCATCGAACACCAGAACCTGACCGGCACCACGATGCGAGTGCAGCAGCTTGTAAAGACCCGGAGCCTTGATATAACCCTTCACGATCTTGTGGTTGATCGAGTTAGGGTCCCAGGCATTAAGAGCCTTCTCAACCGTGTAGGACTTGCCGAGACCGGCAGGACCGGACACGATCAGCGCACGGGCATCACCCGAGATCGCTGCATCGGTCATCGTCTCAAGAATCTCAAAACGGTCAGCCAGCTTGGCTTCGATTTCGGCATCGGTCTCAACGACCACCGGAATCTGAGCAGGGACGACGTTAAGGATCTTAGCGATCTTAGCAGCGCCATGAGCGCCACGGGGAGCGCGAAAACCAGACTTAGGAACACCACGAGGCATCAGATTTTTCCCTTCACGTTATATTGTCATATTACCCTAAGAAGGATAAAAAAGCAAGAGAAATAAAAATGAACGATAACAGTGGGTTAAGAATTCTAAGAAGCTAAGACGTTGAAAACTAAGAACATTATTTTTACCCATTTTTTTTATTTTTTTTCGAAAAAAATAATCCCTAACGATTTCAATGGGTTGTGAAACGCCGATTGCTAAGTCATTGATTTCATTCAAAAAGAAAAATCTTGCTTTTTTTCCAGTTTTAGGGTAAGCTGACAATATGACGAACGATGAAAAGCTGATCGCCGAATTTTTCGCCCGTGGTGGTGCCGTGAAACGGTGCCGCCCTGGCACCCCTAAAGACCTCTACGGATTAAAATTCCGTGGACTGTTTGGCGGAAAACGATCTTACGAATCTGGGCTTTTGTACCGTTCTAAATGCGCGGCTGGCGAGCTTTTTGAAAAAGGCTCAATCGTCGCTCGCCCATCAACGGTGAAACCTACCTGATTTACAAACCGTTGATTTACCTAGATTTTTCAGCTATAAGATAATCACGAAAATCTAGGTAAATCAACGGTTTAGTGTTTTTTAGGTCCTGACGTTGGGTTAGACCCTATAATCCCCCGATTCGACATTTCTAACCCAACGTCAGGACCTAAAACATTTTTGAAAAAGGTGCTTGACTTTTTTTCAAAAATAGGCTAATATGATTTTATAAGATGAAAGGAAAAAAACTGATGACCCAATTTTTCGCTGTGAACGCTGAAAATGCCGCTGTTTTTGAGTTCGGTTCGGGCTTTACGTTTGAATCGGCTTATGAATATATTTTGAAGGCTGAAGCTGAATGTTACCCTGAAGCTGAGTTTATGCCGGGTTTTGATTTTATTTTTGTTGATGATGATGGTGATGAATATATTTTTGAAATGGGGTGCTGGGCTCCCCGTGATATGTAAAAATACTGCTTGACTTTTTCACCGATCCCGGTATAATCAGTAATGTGATGAAAGGATTGAAGATGCAGATTCGAACGTTTGATATTACCGGAGTTTCTCTGGTTATCAGCGAGCTTGAGGCTGCCGCACAGTTCTATGGCGAACTATTGATGGGTAAGAACCTCATCAAGAACCTGAAGATTCGGTTGGTCTTCAGTAAGACTCAAGGTAATAGCGCTACATGGGAAGATGATATTGCTCGTCCGCGCGAGTTTACTATCACCCTTGAGAAAGGGATGAGTAAACGTGAAACATTCATTTCCCTAGCTCATGAAATGGTGCACGTCAAGCAGTACGCTACTGGCGAGCTTCGCGACTATATGAGCGATTCTAAGCTGCAGCGTTGGCGCAATGAGAAGCGCGACTGGTCTCAGGTTGAGTACTGGGACCTGCCCTGGGAGATTGAGGCATACGGTCGCGAGCGAGGGCTGTACGTTCGGTACGTTGAGCACGTCAAGGCTCTAAAATTCCTTGACAGCCTCAAAAAAAGTGCTTGACTTATTTTCAAAAATAAGCTAGTATGCTTTTATAAGATCGAAAGGAAAGAAAATGACCGTTTCTCAACTGATGGCCATCCTCCGCGACCAAGATCCGGATGCCAAAGTGTATGTTTTGAATTGGATTTCCGGGATGCACGTCAATCCCGTCGTCGATGTTGGTGATGACCGGAAATGCGCCGTGATCATCGACTGCGACGAATAAACAAATCTTAATGTTTTTTCGCTTGACTTATTTTCAAAATCAGGCTATGATGTTTTTATGATGAAGGAGAAAACGATGAAGCTCTACCTGGTTATCTACTACGTTGATGATGCCTCTTATAGCGTGGCGCTTGCGCGCTCTCTTGATGAGGCTGAAACTATGGCCAAAACCTGGCTTTCTGATAATGGGGCTGAGGTGGGTTCATCTGATGGCTTTTTTGAGGCTGTCCTGATTGAACCTGGTGGGTTCGTCCGAAATGATTTCGTCTGCGCTTTTCTGTTTATTTGAAAAATAACCCTTGACTTATTTATAAAAAAAGGCTATGATGTTTTTATGATGATGGAGCGAACGATGAACCCGATTACTTTGAGCCAGCGCGAATATGCTACGCTGGTTGCCGGTTATGAGCCCTCGGACGAAGAAATCTACGAGCTCATGATGGACTACGAAGATTGGGTTCGAACAACAGGAGACACAGGAGATTATGAAGATGCGCCAGGTCCGTAAGCGTAATCCTATCGCCAGGGCACTCCGCTCTCCGCTCTTCCGTAAGCGGGTTGTTGAGAGCAAGAAAGTTTATAACCGTAAGAAGCTGAAGGAGAATATCGATGGCAAAGCGTAAGACGATCGACGTTCAGTATCTTGTTGAAACCGTCAACGAGGCACTCCGGACTTCGACGACCGATCCTAAGACTCGGCTGGGCATGATTGCCATTCTCGAGGATGTGCTTCATAAGACCGGTAACTATCGCGGTTATCGCTACCTCACGATTTCCGAAGTGCCGGAAGGTGAACATATGCCAGGCGTTCACTACTACGGTGGTGAACCTCTGCCTTATCCGGATCGGTTCTACAACACCGATTATACTCGCATTCAATATCATACGGGAGAATGAACGATGAGAGACTATCCTAACATGTCATACTGCGCTTTTGAGAACACTTCTCAGGCGATCCGTCAGCTGATGCAGATGATCGGCGAAGCCATTGATGATGGCGAACCGTTGTGCATGTCTTCTCGTAATGAGAAGTTTGCATTTCACGAGATGCCTGCGTTGCTTGAAGATCTTACTGATATGCTAAATCAGTATGACGAGCATTTTGCAGAAGTTGAAGAGGATGAAGAACGATGAGTGAACCCGCAAAAGACGAAGCGGAACTTGTTCAGTCCATGGCGAAGGCGATGCACAATGTGGTTTACGAGGGGCAATCCCAGTGGGATAGCATTGGCAGAATTGAGCAGTTTTATCGTGAAATGGAAGCATATGCAGCCCTCGACGCCATCCGTGCGGCAGGGTGGGAAGTAGCGCCGCAGACGGAACTTGACACCCTCCGCGCTGAGAACGCACGGATGCGGGAGGCGCTGGAAGAAATGGCGCGCGATGATTTCGACCGCCCATTTACGCCATCTATTAAGGCGGCAATGCAGAAATGCGCCCGCGAAGCCCTGGAGATGAAGCCATGAGTGATTCGCCATGCCCAAAATGCACTCTGCGCCCTGGTCAGACTTGCTCTAATCCGTATTGTCCGGGTCTGGCTGCTGATAAGCTACTCCGTCGTGAGGTGATAGAGCAAGATTGGCGGAGAGTCAGGCACCAGCAGCCTATGGGTTGCATCTGTCCGCCAACCAGCGAGCAGACCTGCATGAACCCTCTTTGCGCTCGTAAGAACCATATGAAAGGAACGAATTGCGCTCCATGAGTGTAGCTAAGGCATTACGACTACCATCGGCAAGTGTCCTTGCCGCATACGAAACCTGTATGACCAACTGCGCCAGGGACTACGGTCACATAGCTAATGAGGTAGCGCAAGAAGTGTGTGTATTCTTGGCATGCCTGGCCATCCCTGGCTATAGTCTTGACGAGGTATCTCAGCTTTGCTGCAACAAACCCTATTGGAAAGGAACAAACTAATGGCATTCTCTGCAGACGTTGACCTGTCGGCTGTTCGTTTGCCGTCTAGCGTCACATTCCTGTTGTTCGTGGCTATCGTCACCACAGGAATCACTATCGTCAACGTCTTCGGACCGACGCAGCTACCTCAGGGTTCAAAGCTCCAATGTGAGGTTGTGCCTCGATAAACCACATTGGAAAGGATAAACTTATGAGTTATTTCTTCGATTTAGAATATTCAAATCAAGAGGGCGTAACAGTTCAACAAAAAGGCAGAGTCTATAAAGTCCTCAATCGTAAGGGTGAGTTTTCTTATTACGAAATTGCACAGCATACGGTAATTGATGGCGAGAAGTTCGCCTCAGCTGCATTCGCTTGCTTTGATCCAGATCTTTGGCGCATTCCCCAAGAGGATCGTGATCGGGCGCTTACTCGCTTCTCGAAGGCAGCCTGACCATAAAAAAATCTCAAAAAAGTCGAAAAAACTCCTTGACTTTTTTACGGAATGAGGGTATGATGACAATATGATGAACGAGGGAAAAAAGATGTTCGAAGTCACTCTGAAGTCCGGTCGCAAGATCGTGTCGCGTACGAAGTTTTCTAACATGGACGAAGCTTTTTACTTCATCTCTCAGAATGAGCGGAAGTATACCTGCGAGTTCATTGACCTCGCTTATTTCGGGAGTAAGTGATTATGACTGAGCTCGAATTTGAAGAGGCATTGGCGGATCTTGAAATGAAGAATCTTCATTTGTTGGTTGCCCGTGTGCAAAAGCTTCAGGCTGATTATAATCAGCTTCAGGAGAAGTTCAATTCGGCTTGTTTTCTTTTGCGTGAAGCGGAAGATGTATTGGCCAGTATGGATGGTGCGAACTATCCCCTTGGTAGTATTATGCATTTTCTAGAGGAGAATGATAAGTGATATGAAAGCCGAATATGTAGGTTTGGGTTTCGGTAAT